CTGTTTTGCTCTCTAGATGTGCATAGATAAATCGGTATGAGTAATGCTGAACCAATACATGGATTCCATACGCTGGACCCCAGTTGCCTGCAACAACTACACCATCAGCTACTGCTTTAACTGGTGTACCCATTTTGGCTGCATAATCAACGCCAGTGTGATGTCCACAAATCCAAACATCGCCTTTAACGCCAAACTCACATGACACTTTGTCAGATACCGGGGGCTTAAAAATACTCATGATCTATCCTAAACTGGGTAAGAGCCATTAACTACGATGTAATCACTGGTAGCCATAGTTACTGGGCTAGTCGATGTTATTTGGCTAAGGGTTGTTCCTACGATGTACGGTTTAACGATTGAACCGACTACTCGGCAAATTACTGGGTAAAAGTCTGTGCCAGATGCATCATAAAAAACGCCTGTGTACCAATTCGGCTCGACATAAGAATTTGCAGCTAGTGGCAGGCTGAATTGAATACCACCATTGCCTTTTACTGTTGTTGAACCAATGGCAAATTTGTATTCAAAATGGATAATGTTGGCTACTTTTTGGTAGCGACCAAGTATGTTGCCATTACCGAGGCTCCAGTTAGTTGAACCGCCATCAGTGGTAATTGTTGGTGTGTAGGCGTTCCAGTCCCCAATAGTCGTATCGATGCCACTGGCGAGCGTACGGATGGCCTGAGCCCCATTGCGTACTAGGTCTGTGTCTGCTGGGGTTGTCCAGCCGTTATTTGGTGTAGTTGCCATTAGGTTATTTGCCTCCATTGAGTAGTGCTAGTTGCATAAGTATTCCAAGTGTCGGTGCTGTTAAGGTCTGTCCATAATGTGTAAGGATACATCTGCACTGCATTACTTAGATTGATTTGAATAATGTCTTGCCCTCGAGTTGTGGTCCAGGTATAGCCCTCAATAATGCCCTCAAATGAGTCCAATTCATTTGTTGGCAGATTCTGAATAGAGATCCATGTTCCAACCTCGATGTTGGCAATGTCAGTGCGGAGTGAGTCACTAATCACAGCTGAGTTGATTGTTAATGATGACAGACTGTAAGCAGGGTTAGCCCGGGATGCCAAAATGGTTTGAGCCTGAGAGTTAGCATCTGTCGAGTTATGTAGTGTCGTATCTCTAACGCCTGAGCGAACACCGTAAAGTGATTGGCTCGCTGTGTCGTTGTAAACAGTTCCAGATGCCCCATTTCCGTAAGTAAGGTTTACCTGGTTAGCGACAGTGTTAGTGGATGAGGCTAACTGGAAATCCAATGCCATAATGTCGGCGGTTGTTAGCGGTATTTCGTAATTGAGTTTACGACTCAAATAGGATTGGTATTTGATGTTGCCTGTTTTAGGGTTGCAGTAGAGCACTCCCAATGCAGAATTAGCTGCATCTTGGCAAATACCTAACGCTGAGGCATTTGGCACAGCACTTAATGCAGTGATCTCATAAGCCCCTGGGGTTTCAATCTCAGTCGTTGAACCGCCATAATGTCCAACAACGGTTGCAATTCTTGTGCCATCATACTGTTTTGCTATTGCACTTGAGTAAGTTTTGTTGCCAAATCGAGCGAGAGTATCAACGCCTGTGATGTTGTAAACAAAGATTCCGTTGCCGTTAAACCATTTGAGGCTAATGTTGATGTCTGATACTTGCCCTGTAAAAATGGTTGTTTTTTCGTCTGTTCCTGCAGAGTCGTAGATTTTCCAAATAATGTCATCGTTTAACTGAATTGGTGACACAAGAGATTGCCCATAATTTAACTCAAATGTGCACCTAAAAGTGCTTGGCCCTGGCTGACTGGTTATGTCTGTACGACCATGTGTGCAGCTGATGCTGTTAATTGCTACAAGGTCATCGAGCCCACTACCACCAATGGTTAAATAATCGCCCATTAGATCAATGAGCCCTGTATGTTCACTGCCCCAGTGCGGATGCTTGATTGTTGCAATACTCGCTCGATTGCTCGGCGAGCAGATTCAGCATCGATGATGCCATTTAAAATAAATGTGTGACCGCCGCTATTTAGTCGGCTGTTTGGCGTTATGTTGCCTCCGCCCATTGGCGTAAATAATTCGGGGCCATGTTCTCCAACTAGATAGGATTTCCCACCAGTTACGGGACCGCCTAAAGCTTTAGGAGGTGCTAACTGTTTGACAGAAAAATCTTTGCCAGAAAAAGTATCGACATACCATTTTTTAACAGTTGGGTCCCAATGATACATAGTTGAACCGACCATAACTGTGGTTCTACTCGGGAATAAACTATCTGCACCGTTGCCCTGTGCTCCAGGACCTGTAGTTGTAGTTACAAAACCACTGAAATCAGGATTGTTACCTGCCTTATAGTCTTGGAAAAATTGATGTGTATCTTCCCCAGCGGTTGTTCCACCTTTCCAGGTATACATGGCAACTAGTCCAGTAAGTCCGAGAGCAGTTGCAATACCAATAATTGCTGGAAGTGCGACTGCGAGTGATGCTCCACCTGTGGCTGCAGCCTCAGCTGCTGCTGTTGTACCAGCCGCAACAGTGACTAAGTTAAACGCTGGAATTAACAATTTAACTGCAGTAATCATTGCACTAACTGCTGCGGATGCTTTTGCCCCAATAAAGATTGCACCAATAACCGTTGCAATTCGTTTAAGCATTTCCTCATGATCACCAAGAAACTTGAAAAATCCTCGAGTTTTCTCACCGAGATTGTAAATGGCTGTTTGACCATCCTCAGCTGCACCTTTAATACCACCATTGCCATTTTGACCAATTAGACCATCGATGAAATGCCCAACACCTGTAGAGACTTTAGGCAACCATTTATCAGCCAATGGTTGAATTGCTGTAAAGATTGCACCGCCAATAGTTTCTTTGGCTTCATCCATAGCAATTTTGAAACGGTCTAATTTGCCTGAGAAAGTGTCAGCCGCTGCAGATGCCTGCCCTTTAACAATCCCGGCCAATTTTTCTTGGACAGTTTTGAAATCTTTAGATTTAAGTGTGGCTTTATCGAGCCCCAGACCCAATCGACCTAGCGAGGCATTATTACCTGCATACCCTTTAGATAATGCCATTGCAGTTATTTCTACAGATTTTCCTGTCGCTGCACTAACATCGAGTGCCAGATTCATTAACTCCTGGGCTTTGCCAACATCCTTAGTAGAGCTAACAAGTTTCTGAAATGCTGGCCGCAACTTATCATCGACAACACCAGTTGCAAGTGAAGTTTTGCTAATAAACTTTTCAACACCTGCAACCTGTTTTTTGGTCGCTCCAGTGGTATTTTTTAAAGCAATCGCTAATCGGCGTTGCCCTTTTTCATCCTCGTTGTATGCCTTGACAGCATCGACACCAAACTTAATAGCCAAACCACCGACTGCCAGACCTGCAAGAGCTGCAGCCTTGCCAATCTTTTTCATCGATGTTGAAACATTGTGTCCAAATGAATCAGTTTGTCCAGATGCTTTTTTAATACCTGATGCAAAATCTGTTGTATCTGCTAACAGATTAAGTTTTAGTGTGCGTACATTAGCCATTATTTATCTGGACCCCATTTCTTTTTAAGTAGTTTGTACACAGTTTCAAGGTAATCTCTACGAATTCTTTCCTGATTCTTTCGCAATGTAGGAAAGATGAAATAGCCTCTAGATCCTTTACCCATCCGCCCTGAGTAATGGGCAAATTTACGGCCACCTTGCTTAAAAGTTCCAAGCCCACCATCTTTGACGCCAAATTCAGCACCAAATAGGAAATCTGATTGCATTGGCTGTGGACTGCCTGGAGTCTTTTTACGCTTAACTGGAACCTTGCGAGCACCGCCAACAGTAATACTTGGCACTCGGTCCTTATTGGCTTTAATAGACCGGGCTAAAAGCATTGCCTGCTGTGGATTAGGTGCAGTAGATGCCTTGCGTACCATTTCCCCAGCTAGTACTCCAACCAATTTCTGGGTTTCTTTACGGAGCACATCTTGAGCCTCTTTAGGCATAGTCTTAAATGCAGCATAAAGCATCTTTTTATCAGAGGCATCCATCTGCATGTCAATCTTAATTTTCTCGCCCATCAGATAGCACCTCCCATGCCGTTTGTACATCCGCCATAGACCAGGTGAGCAAGTCACCCATCGGTATTCCTGTCAGAGTTGCTAAATGTATTAGATCTCTTTTTAGGCTTCCGATGGGGTGTCTTTTGGGTCCTCATCAGCTACTTCAAATGTATCGAGTTTTTTAACCCAATCTTTGTAATCGGTAGTAGATTCAGATGCCAACCAAATAGCGTAGGTAATTATCTTGGTACTACCTTTTGCCATTTTGGTTTGTGCCTCGGTGACGGTAAGGCCCAAGTCATCCTCGAGCCTTACCCACACCCAAGTCTGGTCTAGATTTGCTGTGTATTCTTTTTTGTTATTTATGTATTTGACTTTCACTGTTCCTGCTTTCGATTAGGATGCGGTTACTGTTCCGCCTGCGACAACAAATGATACTGATGCAGTTAGAGAATCTGTGGCATTTCCACCGATTACTGGGTAGTTAGGGTAGATATTTCCTGAATAAGTTTTCGCCGTTGCTCCTGTACCAACCGCAAGACTAAATGCAATGGTTGTGTCAGGGTTTGCTTTAGTAGCGTTCCATAGAGCTTCACATACAGAGTTTGAGGTAGTACCAGATGAGGTTGAACCCCAGTCTTGGAACAATTCAGCCTGCAGTGTTGCTGTCTGGTCAATGGTCTTGTAAATGCGACCACTGATTGTTTCGAGTACTTGCTGATTGCTATCAATGGTCAGGGTTGCACCACTGGCTACATACTTGTAATCGACTGAGTTGATGGTCAGAGTAAGGTCCCGACCTGTTACATATTTGATTGCCATGTGAGCGATCTCCTAATTGATTGTGACATC